AGGATCAAGACTGTAGCGACATGCTAGCAAGTTGCAAGCAAGTTGCCCCTATAGAGACAGAGGGAGAGGGAGAGACAGAAGAAGAAAGAAACATACCTTCGGTATGTAAAGAAAGTGCGCCTATCGGCGGCAACCAATTGGTAGAAATTACTGCTTCCTTGAAGGCAAAACCTCAAACGAAAGGCAACGGTGATGGACGAAAGAGGCGACAGCAAGTTCCGCTCGGTTGGTGGCCTTCTGCCGACGGTGTCGATTATGCCCGAGAGCGAAGCGTGCCAGACAGCGAAGTCGAGCAATTCCGAAACTACCACATTGCCAAGGGCACGCTCTTTGCGGACATCGAGGCCGGCTGGAGAACGTGGGCTAACAACCACGTCAAGTTCGCCGCCCAGCGTCTATCAAACCGACCGCGCAGTGGAGGCATCGTTGCCGGCACCCTTGAAGATATTGCTGCAATCGAGAGCGAAATATGACAGCCAGTTTGACGCGCTACTCGGCTATGACGAACTGCCGCCAGCCAAGACACCGGCGGGCGAGGCCATGCTAGATCGTGCCCGCCAAGCTCTGGACGAGGCCCTGGTTCCGGCCGAGCCGGCGGTGGTGTTGGCCGCTTTGGGCAAACTCAAACTGAGCGTCAACCCGCGCAATATGGACGACGGCGATGCACGGGCTCAACGGCGGATATATTTGTCTGAGTTGCGAGAGTTTCCAGCAGACGTTGTGGTAGAGGCGTGTGGTGCGCTTGGGCGCGGCGACTGGTTTCCCAACGTCGGGCGTTTGCGCGACGAGTGTTTGTATCGAGTAAACTGGCGCCGGGTAACACGGGAGGCGTTGGGGTGACCGCCCGCGACTGGATACCGTTTGCCGGCGCTCTGGTCGTTCTGGCCTTCCTGCTGGGCGGGGTATGATGGCAGACCCCATGGGCCTAAAAGGCAAATATGGGCAAGCACTTAAAGCCATTATGCTTGAGGCAATTGAAGATGTTGGCCTTGAGGAAGCGGCGATGGACCTGTTTTTAATGTCCTCGGCACTGTGCGAAACGGCGATGGGCAGGGACCGCGCGGCCAAATATTTTGCGGACATAGCGTTCGCCTTAAAAAGCGGCGACGAGGGGTGGAAGGCGCTGGACGAAAGAGACAGGCGCGGAACGAAATTAGACGCATGACAAAACGCAGGCGCACACCCGCCGCACCAGAGGATCGCGGCACCCCGGAAACCCGGCGCAAAGTGAGGGCGTGTGTGGTGTCAGAATACGTCCACCGAGGCCAACTCAGGCCGCACCACGATGTCGCGGCTGGCGAACTCCGCATGGTATGGCACGCTCTCCAGCGGGGGTTGTTCTGCGGCTGCGCCGGGTTCGAGCCGAGTATCGGCGGTATTGGTTTTGTCGATCCCATCGACCGCATGACCGAGTACGAACGGGGGTGCTGGGAACGCCACTTTGGCCCGTGGATGACATGGGCGGGGCGGCGTCAGGTCGGGTCAACCACCATGGCCGACGTGATCATGGCAGTAGTTATAGACAACGAGCGAGTGAGGGAGTTGGAGGGCCGGTTACGGCTAGGCCATGGGCGGGTGATGCGGGCGCTGCGCCACGGCCTCGACCGCTACGCCGAGATTGCCGGGATGGCGACGAGGCGGGCGGCTTGAAACAGAAATTTTCTGCTAGAAACCCCGTGGGAAAAAGCGAGAGAACATGAACCGAGACACTATCCGACCCATCGTGCGCGGGGCGTACGACATTCAGAAGCTCCGCATTCAGACCGGCAACCGCATCGTCGGAAACTTTCGCGCCAAGCTCGGTATTGCGCCGGGAGAAAAGGAAGAGGACGCGGCTGAGGCCAAGCGCGTGCTGGACAATCTCCGCGCCCGGTTTCGCCTGCTGACCGAAGGCGTGGTGCGCTTCCCCAACCGCGCCCGATTCAAGGGTGACGAGATCATCAGCAGCTACAGTGAATTCTGCCTCTTGGCGCAGTATTTTGACCTTGAAGGCCATGAGAAACAGCACTTCCGGCGGCTCGGTGCGCTGCTCGAAGACGTGCCGGTCTTTGCCGAATTCCTCGCCGACGTGCGCGGCGTCGGCCCGGCCATGGCGGGTGTCATCATTAGCGAATTCGACATCACCCAGGCTCGCTACGCATCCAGCCTGTGGGCCTATTCTGGGCTCGACGTGGCAAAGGACGGGCGTGGCCGGTCGCGGCGCAAGGAGCATTTGATTAAGCGAGAGTACGCCGACGCCGATGGTAACGATGCGGAGCGCGACAGCATCACGTTCAACCCATTTCTCAAAACCAAGTTGATCGGCGTGTTGGGGCCATCTTTCTTGCGCGCAGGCGGCCAATACGCGGAAATTTATCGCGGCTACAAGCATCGCCTTGAAAACATGCCGGCCCACGTCGAGAAGTCCAAAGGCCACCGGCACAACATGGCGATCCGCTACATGGTGAAGATATTTCTTGTCGATCTCTACACCGCGTGGCGTACGATTGAGGGGTTGCCGGTCGAGCCATCTTATGCGGAAGGCAAGCTCGGGAAAAAACACGCGGCGTGATGCCAATCATTCGGAGACAACCAAACTGTTGGAGCGAGCCACAACGGGCGAGACACCCAAAGAAAAACAGCGAGCCAATCACGCGGAGACAACCATGGGCGAGGAGCGAGCCACAACGGGCGAGACACCCAGAAACAACCAGCGAGCCAATCACGCGGAGACAACCAAAATCGTCCAGCGAGTCACAACGAGCGAGACACCCAAGGGAAAAAAGCGAGCCAACTGTTCATAGACACCCAAAGGAGAAAAGCGAGCCATCTACTCATAGACACCCAAGGCCGAAAAGCGCATTGACCGGGACCGGGAATCGTGGTAAACGCGTAGAATTACGAAATTCGTGCGCCGCCGGTTAGTTCCGAGCGGCTATTTTTGTGGCCGCAGGGGTTCAATGGAAGTTACACAGACCCCAATCAGCGAGCTAATCCCCTACGCATCGAACTCGCGCACCCACTCCGAGGATCAGGTAGCGCAGATTGCGGCAAGCATTCGGGAGTTCGGTTTCAACAACCCCATTCTGACTGACGGCAACAAAGGCATCATTGCCGGGCATGGTCGGTTACTCGCCGCCCGCAAGCTGGGCATGGCGGAAGTTCCCACCGTTGAGCTTTCGCACTTGAGCGAGAGCCAGCGCAAGGCATACATCCTGGCGGACAATAAACTGGCGCTCAACGCCGGCTGGGATATGGAAATGCTCGTGCTTGAGATGGGCAACCTGCTCGACGAAGGGTTCGACCTTTCGCTTATCGGGTTTAACGATGACGAGCTTGCCAACATATTCGTGGAGGCCACCGAAGGCTTAACCGACCCCGACGCGGTGCCCGACGTTCCCGACGATCCGGTGACCGTAGAAGGTGACGTGTGGCTGTTAGGGCGCCACCGGCTAATGTGCGGCGACAGTACGGTTGCGACGGCTGTGTCGGCCTTGCTGGGCGACGTAGAGCCGCATTTGATGGTTACGGACCCGCCGTATGGGGTTAATTATGACGCGAACTGGCGCAACGAAGCTGACCGCGCCAACGGCAAGAAAATCGGGGCGATGGCCCTCGCCCCGGTAACTAACGACGACAACGCCGACTGGCGTGAAGCCTGGGCGCTATTCCCCGGGGATGTTGTTTACGTTTGGTGCGCGTCTCTCTTTTCTCCGCTCGTTGCGGCGGGCCTTGAGGACTGCGGGTTTTTAATGCGGTCACTGATTATTTGGTCAAAGAGCAATTTTGCAATCGGGCGCGGTGACTACCACTGGAAGCATGATCCGTGCTGGTATGCGGTACGAAAGAACAAGAAGGGCCATTACTGCGGCGGACGCAAGCAGACGACGGTATGGGACATCAACAAGCCCATGAAGTCCGAGACGGGGCACAGCACTCAAAAACCCGTCGAGTGTATGAAGCGGCCCATCGAGAACAACTCAAGCCCCGGCCAAGCGGTCTATGAGCCATTCAGCGGCAGCGGCACAACGATCATTGCCGGGGAAATGACAGGCCGCGCGATCTACGCCATGGAGATCAGCCCAGCCTATTGCGACGTTGCCGTAAAGCGGTGGCAGGACTTCACCGGAGAACGGGCCAAGCTGGAATCAACGGGCGAAGACTTCCCCACTATAAAAGCGGCGGCAGCATGACCGAGAAATTCGAGCCCACAGATGATGAGAGCAAGCTAGTCGAACAGATGACCGCCGTAGGGATACCCCAGGAATCAATCGCCCTGGTTATCCGCGACGGTATCGACGACAAGACGCTCCGCAAGCATTTCCGGCGGGAACTCGACACGGCCAAGATCAAGGCCAATACCAAGATAGGCGGGACGCTGTTCAACAAGGCGGTGGGCGGCGACACCACGGCGGCAATCTTCTGGGCCAAGACTCAGATGGGTTGGAAAGAAACCAGCGCCCACGAAATCACCGGCAAGGATGGCGGACCTATCGTTTTATGGGGCAGCAACAGCAAATCCGAATAGGCGCCGCGTCAGCCGAAGTTTTCGACGACTTCATGAAACCCAGCCGGTCGAAGGCGCTCTTCGGTGGCCGTGGTTCAGCGAAGTCACATTTCTTCGCTGAGAGCATGGTGGCGAACGCTGCTGAGAACAACGGCTTCCGCGCGGTTTGCATCCGAGAAGTCCAAAGGGCTCTCAAGGACTCGGCGAAGCTGCTGATAGAGGACAAGATACGCGCCCTCGGCTACGCAAAGTCGTTCGGCGTCATGCATGATCAAATAATCACGCCGGGCGGCGGCGTTATAATTTTCCAGGGTATGCAGGACCACACGGCGGAAAGCATTAAAAGCCTGGAGGGCTTCAACGTAGCCTGGGTCGAGGAAGCGCAGACGCTTTCGGCCAAGTCACTCGAACTTTTACGGCCTACAATCCGCGCGGCGGGGTCCGAACTGTGGTTTTCGTGGAACCCGCGCAACGCAAGCGACCCGGTGGACAAATATTTCCGGGGGCTGAACCCGCCGAAAAACTCTATCGTTCGCCGCATTAACTTTCACCAGAACAAGTTCTTCCCAGCCGAGCTAGAGGCTGAACGGCTGGACGACAAAAAGAACAACCCCGACAGGTACGCGCATATCTGGCTCGGCGAGTATGAACCCTTTTTGCAAAACTCGATCTGGTCGCGCCAGGTTATCCATGAGGGCCGGCGGGACGCGATGCCATGTCAGCGAGAACGAACGCTGGTCGGCGTTGATCCGGCGGTGAGCGACACGGACACATCAGACGAACACGGCATCACGGTCTGCGCAATAGGCGAAGATCAGCGCGGCTACCTGCTGGAAGACGGCTCGACTAGAGGCCCGCCGCACCAGTGGGCGACTAGGGCGGTGGCTCTCTATGATAAATGGGACGCTGACGCCATAGTGATCGAGCGCAACCAGGGCGGCGATATGTGCCGCTATACCCTGGAGACGATCCGCAAGGGCATACGGATCATCGAGGTCGTCGCAACCAGAGGCAAACACGTAAGAGCGGAACCCATAAGCGCGCTCTACACGCTGGACAAAATCAGCCACGTCGGCACCTACCCAGAACTTGAAGACCAGCTATGCCGCTTCACCAGCCATGGCTATGAAGGCACAGACTCGCCTGACCGGGCCGAGGCGATGATCTGGTGCATGACCGAACTGTTTCCGTCGCTGACGGTTGAGAAGCCGGCGCCGGTCGAGACCTATCACGCACAGGCTGGCGGGTGGATGGCATGAACGGCGAAAAGGCTCGTTTGAGAGCGCCCGACAAAACCCAAGCCGAATCGTTCTTCCGCGTCATGGCGAGTAAACATCTCACGATAGATCAGATGGCCGACATCATGCAGCATATGGGCAAGATGCTGGTCGCCTACGCGGAGGACATCGACGCCAAGCGGATGCCTCAGTAGCATTTCAATCGCGCAGTGATGCGCCGCAGCCCATGACGGAGGCCCAATGGCCGAGAAATCAAGCGACGACGTAGTCCGAGACGCCTTGGAGCGGTTCGAGGACTCCGTCGAGGGCTCTGAGCATAATCGAGAGGCATATTACGAGGATTTTAAGTTCGCCCGGCTAGCTGACCAATGGCCCGACGCGATTCGTAAGCAGCGGGTTCAGGAGGGTCGGCCAGTCTTGGTTATAAACAAGCTGCCGGCGCTGATTAGGGCGGTCGTCAACGAGAGCCGACAGAACCGCCCTTCGATCAAGGTATCTCCGGTCGACAGTGGCGCCGACGAGGACACCGCCGAGGTTATCGGTGGTCTGGTCAGGTCTATCGAGCGCAACAGCAACGCGGAAATTGCGTACAACA